CGGGTTGAGAGCGAGTCGTAGGAGGAGGGTTATAGAACACCCAGCTACCTTAGGGTTTGGGAGTTCTATCTGGGCTCTGCCCCCGTCCGACGGCGGTTCCGTCGGCTACGGTTCCCCACGTCCGGTAACAGGACGCACGGGGGGGCTGTGACCCCGCGCTTCGGCGCCAGTCCTCGCCTGAATAAGACCGAGTCTGGATGTCGGGTTGAGAGCGAGTCGTAGGAGGAGGGTTCCTGTGATCCCGAAAACTCGTTTCTCTTGTCACAGTCAACCATAGCAATCATGGCCAACGCACAACCCGAGCGTTTCCCAACTTCGGCCGCCAGTCCGTTAACTGGCGCACTCGCCGACCCCTCTGGGGGTCAGATCCAGGCCGCCAACCAGTACCGCCGCTACCGTGCGGGGGTTTTTGGCAGCGTCCTGGAACACGGGTCTCCGACCCACAAAGCCCGGTCCATCTTCTACGAGGTGGGCCGGCGCTACAACACCGGCGGGGAGGCTCTCGCCCCCCCGCCTGAGGCGGCAATCCCCCTGGACTGCAGCATCGACATAAATCCGTCGGAAGCTGCCAGTTTCGAGGGCCTTGCCCGCCGATACTCCAACTTCAGCCCCCAGTGGGTGAAGATGGACCTCGCCGGGATGGTCGAGCGGCTCGCCCGCGGTGTTGCCGTCTCCACGGTGTATGGGGACACCAACGCCACCGCCCTGCGTGGCGGGCGCCCAGTGCGTATAGTCGCGCTGGGCACCCTCGACTCTCCCCAGACGGCTTCGATCTCGAGCGTCTTCATCCCGAGGACCGTCGACACCGTCGGCAATGACGCTGTCTTCGCCGTACTCGCGGCAGCGGCAAACGGGTGCGGGGCCAGCGTCACCACTGACGTCTTGCGGTTGGACGCAAACACCAACCAGCCCATCGTGCCGAATGTCGCGGGCAGCGCATTCGTCGGAGCTTGTGTCGAGGCACTCCGCGTGCTCGGCGCGAACATGGAGGCGTCCGGCGGCGGCGATATCTTCGCGTACGCCGTCACTCGGGGTATACACTCCGTCGTTAGTGTCGTTTCACACACGGACGAGGGGGGCTTCATGCGTAACTTGTTGCGTGAGGACACCTTCCGCGTCCCGTACGGTGGGGTGAACCAAGCTCTCCGCCATTACCCCGCGCTCCCCGCTCTGGCCGCGACGTCGCCCAGCGCGCAGGCCGCTTGGGTCGACGCCATCGCCCTCAAGACTGCGGCGGCTGTAGCCCACTGCGACCCGCTTGTGCCCGGCCGTGGTGGCTGGTACCCCTCGGTCTTCACGGCTGCCCGCGGCACGCTGGAGCCGCCAGGTACGGAGGAGGACGGGGTCACCGATGCCGACGCCCGGTCAATTGGGAGCCAGATCGCGAACGACCTGGGTCGTTTCGGGCCTTTGTACATACGTGCCCTAACGCACCTATTCGGGCTTACGTCGAACTCGGGTGTCGCCGAGAGTCACTTCTGCACTGCTGGAGCCAAAGCTCTAGCCCAGGCTGGAGCGGTCGATCGGCACTTGTTGCACAAGACGGTGGCCCCGTACTTTTGGATCGAGCCCACGTCCCTCATCTCGATAAACGAGTTCGGGACCTTGGCCGAGACCGAGGGATACGGGGCCAAAGTGTCGGTAGGACACGAGCAAGCGTACAGCTGCTTCGAGTCGTTTCGCCTTCTTGAGAAGGGGTCAACCGCCAACAACATGACCGTCGCTTTCAAGATGCGTACCGCAAGGACCTCGGCCCTCGTGTCCCTCATGGCGGCCGAGCCAGCCCCCCTCAACGAGATCAAGCTGTACCAGTTTGACGAGTCCTCGGTCACGCTACCAGGCGACCAGGGACCCACGGCCGGGACGGTTGCCGCCAAGCACGCGAACGCCGACCCCATTTCCAGCTACCTCTGGACCCGGGGTCAGTCCTGCTTCCCTGCCCCAGCCGAGTTCATCAACACGCAGGGCACCTACGGCGCGAAGGTTTCCCTTGTGTCATGGGATGACGACTGGAACGCAACGCTCCCAGACCTCCCGAATGACATCGAGATGGCCAGCGGGCGTGTCACATTCCGCGTCACTGTCCCCACCGGTGTAGCGATGGGTGCGTCTAATGCCGCCGACCGCCACGCAAAGAGGGCGAGGTCTCGGGCCGCCATTGCGCTGGCCCAAGCTATAGTGCGGTCCCGCGCTTTCGGGCTGGCTGTGTCGCCGGCCATGGAAGTCAGCGACGTGCCACCCGACCTCGGAGAAGGCGGGTCGTCCTTCATGGACACCGAGCCTGCCAACACTAGAGGCTCGGGGGCTATCAACACGAGGCGGGCCGAGGGCGCGAATACGCGTGCGGCTGGTGTAGTGCGTGGTGCCCCGCTGCCCCCGACCGCGGCCCACGAGCCGCAGAGGGCGCCCCGCCTGCCGCCCCAGAACGCCCCGGGTGGCGGTGGCCCTGGCGGACCGCCCCCTCCCATGGGCCCCCCACCTCCCGCC